CCGCACCAATTCCATACCCATCCGATGGTAAGGTTTGGGGATGGAACGAAGAAACTCTTTCTTGGGAGTTCGTCAGAGACGAGTAATTGGTGATTTCTAATCAGCCCAGAATCAAAGGGCGAACAACATTTGCTTACACAAAAATTGAGAATGCGTTCTCTCGTGAGGAGGTTGCATCATTTGTCGAATACTGTTCTAGCCTGAAGAACGAACTAAAAGAAGCGACAATTGTTGGTGGTGCGGACGCACCAAAAATTCGTATTTCACAAACATTGTTTCAACAAAGGAACAACGAGAATGCTTGGTTCTTCGAAAGGATGAATCAAGTATTCGAGTTTGCTAATAACGAGTTTTACAATTTTGACCTGTGGGGATATGAGACATTCCAGTATGGCGAATATCTTGGCTCGCAAGGTGGGAAATATGATTTGCACACCGACATGCTGACCGATGACATCAATGAATTGAATGCTGGTGCATACCACGAGGGGACTAGAAAACTTTCGGCAACAATAATGCTGTCCGAACAGGGCACGGATTTTGAAGGTGGGGATTTTGTTGTTGCTACTGGCAAAGAACAAAACGCTGAAATCGTCAATATCCCAATTGGTGGAGTAGTTGTTTTCCCATCATTCATTGTGCACGGAGTTAGACCAGTCACCAGCGGTGTCCGTAAATCTGCTGTCATTTGGGTAGTTGGACCAAAATTCCGATGAAGTCACGTTGGCTGATATTTCTATCAGTCGCAATTTACGCTCTGATGTCAACATCCGCAAAAGCGGATGTCAACCATACCGTGTGGACTTGCTGGCAGTCCGACACGAGCAACTGGACAATGCTTCAACCCATCGAGCACTACCGCTCAGGGCTTTACCCAACATGGTCTGACTGCTTGGCTTGGCGTGACGGTCCGCCATCCGAGCCGTACACATGGTCCTACGGCTTGACTTCACCAACAACTGTTCCAACATCTACTACCTCCACTACTGTTCCAGAGACTTCCACCTCTACTACGGTTGAAGAAACAACAACCTCCACGACTACCACAACTATTCCAGAAACGACAACGACATGGGTCACAACCACGGAATCCACAACCACAACGACGACAACTACTACTACTGCCCCATCAACGACTGTCCCTGTGCCGTCAACTCAGCCGTGGGTTCCTCCAGCGACCACCACTTCGACAACCACGACTACAACAACGACTACAACGACTGTGCCAGAAACCAGCACAAGTACGAGCACAACGACAAGTCAGCCAGAAACAACCACATCCTCCACGACGACGACTTCACAGCCAAAACCCAGTACGACAACGTCCACACCAACAACAATCCCAGCAACAACTTCAACGGTGGCTCCTTCTACGACTGTCCCCACCCCAGCACAGCAGGTGCTGGAGGTGCAAAATCTTACCGCACAACAAGCGGTCGAAGTGTTCCAGAATTTTGAGTCCGAGGAACTAAACGAGGAACAAATCACAGCCATTGTCGAGGCCGTCCAGAACGCTCCAGAAGAAGTCAGAGAAGCATTCGAGGAAGAGGTGGATGTCTTTGGTGCCGGATTTGATGATTACGTTCCATTAGGGTCAGAGGTGCCTGTTTCGACCCGTAGAACCCTAATTGCGGTGGCTGTTGGGGCTACTATGACCGCTGTGGGGGACCGCAGACGGTAACGATTTGTCCTATTGGTGATGAAGAAGTTCCTCTCCGAAATCCACGCCCTGACTTGGACGCTGGCTGGCACGGGTACCGTGCTCATCACGCTGTCGGGTAAGACTCGTCTTCTCGGTTGGTACATTTCCGCCATCGCTCTAATCATTCACCTACTGGGTGTTTACTTCAAGGAGAACAATGAATAAGGCAAAGGACATTGCGGGACGAATTGTCGCCCTGTTCCTCACGAACGCACTTGGTGTTGTCACCGGTGCGGCAATCATCGCACCAGACCTTGAAGTTTGGAAGTCTGCCTGCATCGCTGGTGCGGTCAGCGTATTCAAGGTTGCTGAAGCCTTGGCAAAGTCAAGCATTGATGGAGTCCTGACAAAGGACGAAATCGATGCGGCTTTCGGTGCCACCCCAAAGAAGATTGCGGCCAAGAAGGCCGCTAAGCGAGTCGCTGAATGAAGAAGCCTGCAAAGGTCAAAAAGGTCATGAAGGAGTACAAGGCTGGTACCTTGCATTCTGGCAAGGGTGGTCCAGTTGTGAAGTCTCGCAAGCAGGCTGTTGCCATTGCTTTGTCTGAGGCTGGAATGTCCAAGAAGAAAAGGAAGAAGCGATGAAGAAGAAGCCCATGCACCGCATGCCAAATGGCAAGATGATGGAAGGCGCTCGTCACGAGAAGACCGAGAGCAAGAAGGAACGTCTTGCTGAGTACGGTCCGAAGAAGAAGGCCAAGAAAAAGAAGAAGTAAATGGAACTCTCCGACCTTCTCAACGAGAAGGAGTGGCGAAAGTGCAAAGGCGCAGACAATGCGACAACAGACGAACTGGTTGAAGCGTTTGCGCATTTTTGCTCGACTTATTGGACTATTCGCCATCCTGAGCGTGGTCGTATCAAGTTTGCTCTTCGTGAAGCACAGGAAGAGACTGTACGGACTTGGATTGCTGAGCGCTACAGCATTGTTCTCAAGGCTCGACAGATTGGTTTCTCGACCCTAGCGGCCGCTTTCACATTCTGGGAGACTTTCTTCTGGGGTGATAGGTTTGTCGTCATGCTCAGCCGTACCGAGCGTGAGGCATCAAAGTTGCTTCAGAAAACGAAGTACGGCTACAAAATGATGCCACAATGGATGAAGGTTCGTGGACCAGAACTGTTGTCGGATAACCAGTTGAAGATGGTGTTCGCCAATGACTCGTCGATTGAGTCCCTGCCATCTGGTAACGACCCTGCCCGAGGTGAGTCGGTATATCGGGTTGTCATCGATGAGATGGCGTTCTTGCCAAACGCCGATGAGGCGTGGGCATCTATTGAGCCTATTGCCGACGTTGGTGGACGAGTCATTTGTCTGTCAACCGCAAATGGTGAGGGCAACATTTTTCACCAGTTGTGGGTTGGTTCGCAGAACGCAACCAATCGATTCAAAGGCATCTTCTTTCCGTGGTCAGCCGGAGACCGTGATGAGTCATGGTATGAAGCAAAGAAGCGTGACCTACCTGATTGGCAGTTGGCCCAAGAATACCCGTCTGACCCAGATGAAGCATTCGTTCGTTCTGGGCGTCCTGTATTTGATTTGGAATCTCTCAGGGAAATTGAAGTAGCCATTCCACAGCGGGGGTACCTCAAGAAGGGAATGGGTCGAAATGTGTACGAGTTCATCGAGGATGGTGGCGAGTTTGCCATCTATGACCCACCAACGGTGGGCGAATCGTATGTGGTTGGAGCCGACGTTGCGGAGGGCTTGGGGCATGGTGACTTCTCTTCCGCCCATGTGATTTCAGCCGACACGGGGATGGTTGTTGCCCATTGGCATGGGCATGTGGACCCAGACATCTTTGGTGAGCAAGTCCTGCCGGCAATCGGATATTTCTACAACTACGCCCTCCTCGGTGTCGAGTCCAACAACCACGGTTTGACGACCCTGAAGGGTCTTCAGAGAGTTGGGTACAGAAATCTGTACCGTCAGCGCAAGATGAACCATCGAGCGCCCACCGCATCGGAAACGATGGGGTGGCGCACCACAGCAGTCTCCAAGCCTTTAGCCATTGACGAACTGAATGCGGCAATCCGTGACCAGAGCCTGCTGTTACTCGACAAAGAGACCATTTCAGAGATGCGGACTTTTGTACGTGAGGCGAACGGCAAGATGCACGGCTCCCCCCACGACGACAGGGTGATGTCTTTGGCAATTAGTAATCAGATGCTCAAATATGTGTGGCTTCCTGAGTACAGGCTAGACCTTGAGCCAAAGAAGGGGTCTTTGGGCTGGTGGGAACGCCATATTGTGAAACAAGCCAAACCAAAACGCATTCCAATTGGGGCATTCAACTCGTCCGAGTAACGAAATAGCCTAATAACGATGAAATCCTTCCGCTGTTTAGAGTGTTTGACCGAGTTTGAGGCAGATGAACTGCCTCGTCGTGGGTCTATTTGCTTCAAGTGCCATGTAAAGAGCATTCGTTTGGGATTTACCTATGGGCAAGAAGATTTTCATGGACCAACCATTAGGGAGCGTCAGCGCCAGACCGTTGAGCAAGCCAAGATAAATGGCTACAACGCTGAGCCTGTGACGAATTGGATGTAATGCCGTGGAAGTTATTGTGGTTCCGATTCTTGTTGCTCTTATCTCGGGACCGCTAGTAGTCCTCATGCAGAAGGTTCGCAAGGAGAACAGCGAACAACATGCACAGGGTCAAATATTGCTCAGGATGCTGGGACGCAAAGTTGATGATTTAGGAACAAAGATTGACGGCCACATCGGCTGGCACAAAGCAAAGGATGAAAATGGCAAGAATCTCTAACCGAGAACTGATTACCAAGTACCGGGACAAGATTGAGCAGTCACGCCGTTGGCGTCGTGAAGAAAACTACGACGACCTTTGGAAGCGAATGATTGACCTGTATCGAGGCAAGCATTTCCGCACCGCAAGCGAGGAAGACCGTTTGTTGGTCAACATTGCTTTTGCAACCATCAACGTCATCTCGCCAAGCGTGTCGGTAAACCATCCAAAGATTACGGTGAATGCACGCAAGTTCGAAGATGCCCCACGAGCGGTCATTACCGAGTCTGTCGTCAACTATTGGTGGCGTCACTTTGAATGCCAAAAGGAGTTTCGTCGAGCGGTCAAGGACATGCTCGTTGTAGGTCATGGCTGGGTGAAGACTGGCTATCGATTTGTCGAGAAGGAACGGGACGAATACGACAACTCTGACGAATTGGCGTCAAGCGCACCAGAATCAATTACCGAGTCGGAATTGATTATCACCGAGGACCGTCCGTTCGTGGAACGCATCAGCCCATTTGATGTGTTTGTAGACCCAGATGCGACAAACATGTCGGATATTCGCTGGATCGCCCAGCGAATCCGTCGCCCATTGACCGAGGTCAAAAAGGACAAGCGTTACAACTCTTCGGCTCGCCAAGAGGCTTCACCTTCGCATTATTCGAAGTGGGGTCAGGATGGTTTTATGCCTCGCCGTAGTGAGAAGTTGGAAGATTCGTATGTAGAGATTTGGGAGTTCTACGACATTGACCGTGGCAAGATGTCCGTGTTCTGTGACGGTGGGGACAAGTTTCTCGTCAACCCGATGGACATTCCATTTACATTTGGTCATCCGTTTGTCATGTTGCGCAACTACGAGATTCCCGAACACTTCTACACGATGGGTGAACTGGAAGCCATTGAGCCACTTCAGATGGAACTCAACGAGACTCGTACCCAAATGATGAACCACCGTAAGCGGTTCTCCCGTAAGTGGTTGTACAAGGAGTCGGCATTTGACCCAGAGGGTCGCAATGCCCTCGAGTCTGATGAGGACAATGTCATGGTTCCAGTTATTTCAGAGGAACCCCTGTCGTCTGTCATTAGTCCAATGCCAGCAGTCATCAGCCCACCAGAGTTCTACAACCAGTCAAACCTAATTTCAGCCGACATCGACCGTGTATCGGGCGTGTCGGAGTACATGCGTGGTGCATTGCCAGAGATTCGTCGTACGGCAACGGAAGCGGCGATTGCTCAGGATGCCGCTAATGCTCGTGCATCCGACAAGTTGGCAATCATCGAGCGAGCAATCGCAGATTGCGCTCGCAGACTGGTCATGTTGGCCCAACAGTACATGACTGGTGAACAGGCAGTACGAGTGGTTGGTCAGGACGCTCAGCCTGTTTGGGTCAACTTTGACGAGGAGTACATCCGAGGCGAGTTTGACTTTGAGGTCGAGGGTGGTTCAACGGCTCCTGTAAATGAGTCGTTCCGTCGCCAGATGGCTCTTCAGGTGGTGGATGCGATGGCACCGTTTGCTGGTGCTGGAATTATCGACATGCCAAAGTTGGCAAACTATGTCCTTCAGTACGGGTTTGGCATCAAGAATGCCGCCTCGTTCGTCATGGCACAGCCACCGATGCCACCAATGGGTCCTGAGGCTGGTGGCGCTCCTGCGCCCCAGCCGATGCCAGCCCAGTTGCCACCGGGTATGCCAGCATCAGAAATGCCGATGGAACCGACAGGTGGTATGCCATTGCCCACAAATATTCCGCCAGAGATTCTGGCTCAGTTGTTGGCGAGCGGCGCTCCGCTCCCCAATACCCAGTTACCGCCACAAGGCATGTAACGAAAAAACCACTAGATAGAGCAACCCACGGAGGACTCGAACGCAATGAGCGAGACAATTGACAACGAAGTTCTGGCTGAAGAAGCCCCGACCACGGAAGTGGAGGGACAACTTCAAGAGGTCACGGATGCAGTTGAAGCCCTGACAGAGGAACAGATTGACCTTCTGCCAGTCGACGAGTTCGGAGACAAGTACGTTTCCGTAACTGTTGCTGGTGAAGAGGTACGGGTTCCGCTGAAAGAGGCGCTCTCTGGCTACCAGCGTCAGGCGGACTATACCCGCAAGACGCAGGAGTTGAGTGAGCAACGAAGGCAGGTGCAGTTTGGTGCCGCTTTGCAGGAAGCCCTGCAAAACGACCCACAGGGCACCTTGGCGCTTCTCTCCCAACACTACGGGACAGCACAGACCCCTTCCGAAGAGGAAGACCTGTACGCAGACCCTGTGGAAAAGCAGTACAAGCAGTTGGAACAACGAGTTCAGGCTTTCGAGAAAGCAAAAGCAATGGACGAGTTGGAGAAGACCGTACAAAACCTTCAAAACAGGTACGGCTCGGATTTCGATGCCAATGAAGTGATTTCCAAGGCACTCATCTTGGGGTCATCTGATTTGGAAGCCGTCTACAAGCAGATTGCCTTTGACAAGGTTTATGAGGATGCCCGTGCGGTTCGTGCCCTTCGAGAGAAGAAGGAGCAGGAACAGGCTCAGGTGGCTCAAGCCAAGCGTCAAGCGGCAGTTGTGAGTGGAGGCTCGTCGTCTTCTTCGGCTGATGTATCTGCAAAACCAATTACATCATTGCGAGACGCCTTTGAAGCCGCAAAACGGGTTCACAGCGTCTAGCACT